TAGTTAATGGATTTAGCTGGTTTTAAGAAAATATCAGCACGGAATTCGTTGTTGTCGATGACATCTGGAGTATTATTTGAAGCGTCACAAACAACTAGGAATCCATACAATCCTCTTTTTGCCTCAACATCACGAAGGAATGGTTCAACAATATTTCTAAAGTTTGCTCTTGTTAGTTCATCATTTAATTCGAAGAGCTGTGCTTCAGCAGCTCTTTGAAGTGATTGTTCAATTGTGAGGAACAATCGACGAACATTAATTCTATCGAAGGCTGATGCATATCCAAGAGCGGTTTTATCACCAAAGAGAAGAGTTCCGATACCAGGTTGAGTAATTATAGCATTAACTCTTTGTGGATAGAGTTGATCTCTTTGAGCTTTGTTTGGATTATACGCAAGTTTGATGGCATTATTAATAATGCCTCTTTGCTGTCCAGCTGGAGAGAACCAAGGGAATGCAACAATTGCAGTGCGAGTCATTAAACCTGCAACATCAGCATTTGTTGGAATATACACAAACTTATTATTAAATCTATCATAAGTGTACTTATATCCACTATCAAATATTGCATATGATGAAGATGAAAGTGAACTAAAATACTTAATCAAGTTTGTAGTTTGTGTTGTTGTATTAGTAATTCCAATTAGATCTGATTTATGTGGTCCTATTGTTGTAACACAATCTTTTCTAAGTTCTGCTATAGAAATTAAGAATTGTGCTTTAGCTTGAGTATCTGTACGAGAATCACAACTAGGACCCATGATTATATAATCAACCTGAATTTCATCTTTATTAGAGAATAAATTGTAGGAGGTAATCAAGTTACCTAATGTTGGTTTCATTCCACCAGCAGCACTATAATTTACACCACCACCAAGAGTGTATGTTTTATTTCCAATACCATTAAATGTAACTCCTTGAGCATTTAATCCCCAGAGACCATCTGCAATTGAGATTGGAGTAAAAGAATCTGATGGAACACCAGTGTAAGTTGTAAAACCAGTCGCTCTTGGAGTTGTTCCGTGATATGAATCTTTAGATGCACCAGGATTTCCTCCAGCATAAATCTGCGTTGAGAAATCTGCAATATACTGTTCGTACCAAATTTTTTCTGGTGAGTTTACTGCAGATACCGCATCTAAAGCTTTGGACAATCCAACAAACTTTTCAAGAATTGTTCCTTGATTGCCACTGATAGTGCCAAGGTCATCAACCACCGCTATGTGTAATTCATCATTGTAAGAATCTCTTTCAGTGGCATACTTAGTTGTAGATGGTTTTGAAGCGATTGACTTCCAATAGATCGTTGCGTTTGTTAAGTTAAGAGTTTGATTATCATACCAATCAGAGACTGATGATATTGTTACTATTCCAGTGCTTGTTCCACTACTATTAATAAACCTTATTGAATCTCCAACGTCAAACGCGGCAAAGTTTGATCCTTCACTATAATGAATTTTAGTTTCAGTGCCTGCGGAAGATACTCTAGAAACAATTTTAACATCAATTGTGGAATTTGAAGTAGTCGCATCAGTTGTAACTCCTGTAATGATTCCCTTGAGATAACCACTAAATGGAGTGGTTGTTCCAGCCCCAGGTATTGTTATCGAGGAAAGAGTAAGAGTTACTCCGAAACCTACAGTGGCACCCACTCCAGCCAAACTTGTAGTTGTAATTCCAATTATTTGATCGGCAAAATCATCAATAAAACAAACTTTTAATCCATTTCCCCAGGTGCCTGGATTTTTTGCAGCGTAGGTAAAATTATTTCCATCGCTATGATTATTGATATAATCGTCGTAGTTATCAATATCTAGTGAAGTGGTAAATGCTGCTCCAACACCAGCGTTTGCGTTATTAAGTGTTGTGCCACCAGTTCTTACTACTTTAAGAACACCACCATATGAAAGGAAAGATGACGCACTCATCCAGTATTCGTATTGAGAATCTGTAGAAAGTGGTTTTCCAAATACGTTAATTAATTCTTGTTCTGTAGTGATGTCAATTGGAAAGTCAACTGGTCCGATTGGAAAGGGTCCTGCAATCACACCAATATTATCTAAAACATTATCAGCTCTTCCTACAGTTAAGTCAACCTCTCTGACGAGTACGCCTGGAGATAATTGAGGAGTCGCCATGTTTTTCTCCGTGAAGTCTCAGTTTATCTACAAAATATTTATTAAAAAGTTACTTTTCGCGGGGGAAATGAGACGCGAACTATTTACCAGTCAGGATACTCCCACAAAATATTATTACTTAAACATTCTCTAGATTTAATAATTCTTTTTACTGTACACTCTTTACATTCATATGAATATGATGAGGCAACTGCTCCTCTATCTTTTCTAGTTCTATAAAAACTATCTATCAAATTCTTAGTCTCTCCACATACTCTGCATTTTCTATCAACAAGTAATAAGTGTCCTAAATTTATTTGTTTATCTATTTCCATCATCTATATTCCCACATATATGCCATGTCACCATATTCATCAGTGTGCCACCTGTCTCCATTATCATCAACAAAACTTGAATCATCAATTCCGTCATTAATAAATCCAAATGGTGCCATGTCTTGTTCTATTTGATTTTTCTGCTCTTCATATATTCTTTTTCGAACATCTTGATCTGTCAACTCTTTAAAATAATCCTGTGCAACTAACCAAGCATAAATTACCAAACACATTGCTAAGTCATCGTTGCAACCCTCTTCTGCCTCAAATGAATTATGTTTTTGAACAAAAGTGGTCAACTCAGAAATTATTTCATAATCATTGAATATTAATTTATTTTCTTCAATAAGTGTTTTAAGATTTAATGACCCAACTTTTTTAACTGTCTTGGACATTTTTACACCAAGTTGAGTTTTCTTTCCAGAAAATCCTTGCCCAACTATTTGTCCTGCTCTACCTCGCATAGAGCACATTAAAACGTTTTGATATTCCAAATCATAGTGAAGAAGTGATGCTACTTGATCTCCAATATCATTCACCTCGCATAAAATGTAAGATGAATTGTAATTTTTTGCTACTTCAAAAATAATATTTGGAAATAACATGGGTTTAATTTCATTATTTCTATATTTTGCAACAATTTTATGTGGAAAACTAGTTATATCAATCACTGTAAAAGCAGAATAATCTTCACTAACCCCTCTAGCAACATCTACTGTGGTAACATAATCGTGCCCATCTTGAACTTCTTCATATACATCTAATCCAGCATTTCTTTTAATCGGATGATCATAAACTAAACTACGCAGTTTACTTGGTGCAATAAGTGTATCTACGGAACCCAGAAATTCGCATTCAAATTCAACTTTAAATTGTTGTTCTGAAGTATTTGCAATTGTTTGTGCTTTCCATGCTTCATCTCTTCCAGGAACTTCACTCCAGTGAACATCAGTGAAAACATACTCATTTTTACCGCGCTCTGCATCATGCCACATTCTATAAAAATGATTCATACCCTTTGGGGTAGAAACAATAATTACCTTCGTTGATTTACCGGAAGAAATTGTTGGATATACTGAGCTAAAAAAGTCATCTGCAATATGATTTGGCACAAATGCAAATTCATCTAAAAATATAATATTGAATGACATACCACGAACTGCAGAGGCAGAAGTAGAAGCTGCTAATATTTTACTGCCATTTTCTAATTCTAAAGATCCTTTATTCCAAGCGATGATTCCTTGCTGCATCCACTTTGGTAAATTTTCATATGCAGTTTGTAATCTATCTAAAAGTTCTCTAGCAGTCGCTGCTTTGTTTGCCAGAATGCCAATATTTACATTGTCATTAAAGACAGCATAATGAAGCAAGAAAGAAACTACAGTTGTCGATTTGCCAGTTTGTCTTGGCATTTTACAGATATTAAATCTGTAATTATGAAAATTATTAATTAATTTTTCTTGGAAGTGATATGGTTTAAAAATCTGCAATCCATGGTCCAGAGTAACAATTTTTACATATTCTTTTGAAAAATAAACTGGATCGTTTTTACATTTTACAAATTCAAGAATTTGCTCCTCTGTAAATTCAATTGGAGTATTTGCTTTTTTTAATAATGGATTACCAAGATATACGTCACTCATAATTAACTTTTTTTATATTAACAATTCCACTTACGCAATGCTAATGCTTTTCTTGTGGGGCGCCCCTTTTCATCTTTCATAGGTCCTTCCACACCACTCATACGAGCGCAGAATGACTTTCTGCGTTTTGCTGCTTTAGAACCTGGTTTTAGTTTTGAGGGTGGAGTTGTAACTGCCATGGAAAGTTTTGATCCTGGATTTTCTCTTCTATAAGAAGCTATTCCTTTTTTATTTAATCCACCTTCAGGATTTTTTCCTTCTTTACGTTGCCATGCAGGACTTGCTTCGTTAATTTCTTCATACTCAACTTCTTCACCGTATGGTTTTACATCTTTTTTTGAGGGGCCAGAAGATGCGAGTGAACCACCTTGAAACCCTAATTGAATCATCGGTTGTCCTGGAGTGAATTCTGAAACAGAATGGGCAATCAATCTTGAACCTGGATATACCTTTTGAATTTCATCTGTTACTTCTTGACGAGATGGGAGTTTTAATTGTGGGAAAAACATTCTCAACATGTAATATTTACCTCTCCACAAGATAGTAAGAGCGACAACATTTCCAGTTTGAGATTGTATTCTCGTTGCCTCTTCAATTTGAGATTTAAATCCTTTAATTGGTTCTGGTTTTATAATGTCTACAACCTCCGCAAAAGTATTTCCTTCTGCATCTTCAATTGTTACATTCTCTTTTTTTACGCAGTTTGGATAACGCTTTCCAAACATCGTTTTCATGCCTTTCTTTTTATAACCAGGCCAACACTTTTCGGATAAAATATCATTTAGAATTCTATCTGTGATTTTTTCTTCAGATTTATTTCCCCAGTTGGCAGCACCTACCTTGCGACACTTTACGAGTGCTCCAGAGGCATACGCAGAAGGCCAAACGCTGTATCTTGATTTAACCTTATGGTAGCAAGCATCTTTTGTGCCACTACCTTTACCTTTTTTATCCGACTCTTCGTTCATTTCTCCGCTATCAACGTAGTCTGCTGCACTATCTAGGTAATCAGCAGCTTTTGTAATTTTTGACTGCACCCATGCCTCTACATTACCCTCACCTTTTGCCATTTTGGATTTAAGTCTCTTAGCAGCACTCATAATTGTAGAGAGTTCTGAACGAGCCATAGAATACTCGTGGTCTTTTGATTTTAACACTACAGGACACCTCTTTTTACCGTGACATGGACAATTAATACCTTCTTTGGTATGATTACAAAGTTTTTTTTCAATTAAACTTACTAAATCTATTTCTTCTTTACGTGTTTTTTCTTTAGGTGAATCAGTTGAGACATAAGTGGGTTTTGCAGCACCAGTCTTAGATTGTTGTCCAGGATCTGCTGCCTTTTTTCTTCTTGCAGCAGATAATCTTTCCGCTTTTGTCATACTTGCTCTCTTTGCAGAGGAGACACATTTAGGAGTTCCTTCTCCAGGTTCGTCACTTGCACAAGTGCCACCAGTTACAACATTAACCCAACCACCTTTACCATCTTTTGATTTAGATTTACCAAACCAATCACGGAGACCCTCTTCATTCATTTGTTTTGTTTTCTTTTTCATCAAGTTAATGAATTTTCTATAAACGGCAGCTTCTGAAGTTTTTCCTGCCACTCTTGCTCTTTGCTCCATAGCAATTGCTGCTTGGATTTTATGAGCATGAGATCTTCCAGAGTTTCTTATTTTTGAAACACTCTGTTTTGCAGTTTGAACATCTTTAAAACCGAGACCATGAATTGTTCCTTTTGGATCTTCATCTGTATAGAGATCTGAGTGTTTATCAGACTTATCTGGTTGTCCTGGTTTTTTTGGAATACGAGCACCTTCATCAATTGACGCACCATTTTCTTTACGAAGCATTCCTTCAGGATCAACCATAAATCCAGCAGGAATTGCTTTACACTTTTTATCAGTGTAACAATAATATTCTCCTTTAGGACAGCGACCGTTTTTCTTCATTCAACTGGTTTTGACTTAGTGGTTTCACCTTTTGCTCTTTTTTTTCTTCCCGCACAATGAGCGCGTTGAGAAAATCCTTTTGGATTCGAGCAATCAATACTCTTTTTATATTTATTCGTCCAATCTTCTTGGAACTGTTTAAACGTTTTCATTTTTGGATTGTTGTTTGATTAGTTTTGCTAGTTCTGCGGTAGATCCAACAAATAAAGCGTTGGTAACGTTTGTTGGTCCTTTTCCTTGTTTTTCCTCCTCAACTTCTTTTAATTTTTTCTGAAGATCCATTAATTTATCAGTTGCATCTGCCACATTTTTAATTAGTTGTCCGGCAACTTCATATGCTCTTGGCATTTCACTTTCTTGTGCTAATTCCAAAATTCCATTGATTGCCTCTTGACCTTTTTCAATTAAACTATACAAATTTCCCCGTGTATATTCATAGTCTTTTTTAATATCTTCAGTAGAAAAATTTACATTTTCTATTTTTTGAACAGCACCTT